CCCCTGAGGAGGGGCCGGCGCGCAGTGCACCACCCTTTAGATAACACTTGTTATCTATTGCATCACAATCGAAGGAGCTTACCTTGTTCATCTCTCGAGGCACGACCAAGAGCCGTCAGGTTCCTGGTCCATCGTATTTGTTAAACGTTGTTCAAACTTGGCCAGATGGGCATAAAGTCCATGAGCCAGTTTGGAGTGCTTCGCTAGATGGAACTCAGATAACTGAGTCGGATGGCAACAGATGGCCTCCCCCTAAGGGAGGCGACCTATCTGATTACGGATCCGAGTTTTATTCTCGGAAGACTGAAGTTTTGCCTCTTAAGTTTGCATATCAAGAATTGCATCTTAAGAGGAAAGTGTCTAACGACATGCCCCCATGTAACTTCGATGTTACTGGGAATTACATGATCGCTAACGCTTTTCAGTCTCCGTATTCAGATCTTTACTCGGGCCCTACTGGTAGCCGCATACGATTTCTCTGCAACTTTCCTGACTTGTCCTCTTCAAGACAAGCTTTGGAAGTCAAAGGGTCAATCGCTGTTGCTGCCTGTAACCCGGGTAATCAGATTGCCGCGGCTGCTTCTGCTGTGGGCGAACTTCTACAGGACGTACCCAGAATTCCGGGTGTTGCCTTGTGGAAGGCGCGTCTCCAGGCTTTGGAGACGGTCGCTGCCAGTGGAGATGAGTTTCTTAATTTCATCTTCGGCATTAGCCCTACACTCGGCGATATGACCAGCTTTCTTAAAGCTAGTCATAAAGTCGATAAACTAGTCAACCAGTTCATACGTGATTCTGGTCGATCAGTCAGACGAAGCTTCCACTTCCCCAAGGAAATGACAGACGAAACGACAACGTTGATATACTCGTCGCCCGCAGGTAATACTTCTACGGACAACGGGTACTCACCGTCGCCTTTCCGATGTCTTCCAACGTACAAGACCATGCGTAGGCGAGTCGTTGAACGCGATATATGGTTCAGCGGAGCCTTTACCTACCACCTTCCGGGCTGGTACGAAACCGGCGACAGGGAGGCTAGGATAAGACTCACGGCTCAGCTCTTCGGAGCAAAGCCGGACTTTAACACGCTATGGCAACTTACACCTTGGAGCTGGGCCGTAGATTGGTTCTCGAATGCAGGTTCTTTTGTTAAGAACTTGTCATCCTTAATTAACTACGGCACGGTTCTGCGATATGGGTATGTGATGGAAACAACAACCGTCACTGATACCTATTTTGCAGGGGATATGACCAGGGTTTGCTACCCTGGCTACGAGGGAGTTTTTCTTCCTCCATACCCCGCCATTCATCCTGTAACTTTGCGAACTACTACAAAGAAAAGGATTCAGGCGAACCCCTTCGGTTTTGGCCTTAGCTGGGACAGTCTTTCGTCTGTCCAGAAGGCCATTGTTGCAGCTCTCGGCATTACCAGAGTTGTGAGGTAGGTTCACTGCCCATCAACGTACAAGGAGTACGCCAATGTTCACTGATCCACTAACTCTCACTCCCGGCGCGGCTTTCGACGTTGGCGCTGTCACACTTCCCCGCGTTTCTCAGCAGGGTTCTGTGTCAGTGTACCAGGCCGGACCGCTAACCGTGAATGCGGGTTCACTCCTTCGAGTTGTTGCTTCCCATCAATATGGGAAACGCACTCGGAGGGTCCTTCGCTGTGATTACAGCGATAATGCAGGAAGTACTCTGATCTCTGGCACGACTGCACCCCGTAGCATGTCTTGCTACGTTGTGTTTGACGTTCCAGCGGCAGGGAATTTCTCTGCAACTGATCAGTTGTCGCTCTTCAATGGCCTTAAAGGCACATGGTCGGCGACAACCGATGCTCTTATGAAGAAGGTTCTGGGCGGCGAAAGCTAACCACCCTTCTTTTCCTCAGGAGCATCGATCAGAGTGTGAACCTTGGCTTAGGACGGTTCCCTCTATTAGGAGGTATCGTGAAAAGCCTAATTGTACTCTGGAATAGCATTGCCGATGAGTTGGCGATGCGATGTTGCACTAGCGCCCACCGAGACGTAAAAACCGTCTCTGTAAGGTCGAAGAATGAGGGGTTGTCGTTTCTTACGATTACCCTCCCGAACTTTGCAAAAGACTTTGAGTTTTGTCTTGAGCAAGGTAAGGTGGACGACTCTGTTTTTTCGTCTTTTAGAAAAAACAGGAGTCTCCCTGCATTTTTGCAGGGTTTCTCTCGTCTCGTCTTCGACCCTGTTACGGGTCATCTACTTGATGAACCTAACATTGAAGCAATTCAAGCTATTCGACAGCTGACGCTGCTCTTTAGCAAGATATTGCTTCCATGTGGAAAGAAGCGTGAAAACGCGGCCTTCCATGGTTTTATCAAGTGTGAGCAGGAAGTTAGGGAAATGTCCGGCAAACGAAATCATAACGGTTTCGCACGCATGACATCTCTTCTTTTTGGTTCTCTCTTTACCAACATTGACCGAGAGGTTTATGCTGGCAGATTGACACCAAAACATGGTCCTGGTGCTACGGCTGATTTCCTCTACGGAAATCAGAAGTTTCACCAAACTACATGGCCCATGCGTCTCGAGAACTATTTTCCTTTCACGGAAATGGTTCTACCTAGCTGGTCATACTTTGACCAGCAGGATGAGATTAACTTCCTCGAACCTGATTCGGAGATACCTGTTAAAGTTATCTCCGTTCCTAAAACGATGAAGACTCCTCGCATCATTGCGATTGAAC